CGTCCTCCCTCACGATGGGGCGACGAACGACCGGGTCCATGACGTTTCATACGAAAGCGCCCTGAGAGACGCGGGCTATTCGGTCGAGGTTGTTCCCAATCAGGGCAAGGGCGCGGCGTCGTTCCGCATCGAGGCCGTGCGGCGGCTGATGCCGTCGATCTGGTTCAACGAAGCCACGACGGAAGCCGGGCGGGACGCGCTCGCCGCCTACCACGAAAAGAAGGACGAAAGCCGGGAGATCGGCTTGGGGCCTAACCACGATTGGGCCTCTCACTCGTCCGACGCCTTCGGCCTGATGTGTGTCGCCTACGAAGAGCCGAGACAGGCCCGCAAGCCCAAAGAGCGCATTGCGACCGGATGGATGGGGTAGCGAATGAGCATTTTGGAAGAGGCGAAGGAAGCCTTCGAGCTTTGTCGTGAGCATGAGGCCGAGGATCGGCCCGAGCGTATTGATGACATTCGCTTCTCCCGTCTGGACGATCAGTGGCCCTCCGATGTCAAGAAGCAGCGCGAGCTTGAAGGCCGCCCCTGCCTGACGATCAATAAACTCCCTGCCTTCATCCGCCAGGTCGTCAACGAAGCCCGCCAGAACAAGCCGCAGATCAAGGTTCGTCCCGTTGATAGCGCGTCGGACCCTGAGACGGCGGACATCCTCTCCGGCCTGATCCGCAACATCGAATACACGTCATCGGCGGACGTGGCTTATGACACCGGCATTGAGAGCGCGATTTGCTCCGGTATCGGTTACTGGCGCGTCAACACCGAGTACACGTCGGACGATACCTTCGATCAGGACATCTGCATCGAGCGCGTCGGCAACCCCTTCTCGATCTGGGGCGACCCTTTCTCGACTGCGGCTGACTCGTCGGATTGGAACGTCGCGTTCGACGTGGACATGATGCCGCTGGACCGCTTCAACGCGCTGTACAAGGGCGCGGACGCGGTTGACTGGGATACGGACGGCTACACCGGCCTCGCTGACCCGTGGCGCGATGGCGAACAGGTCGCGGTCGCTGCCTATTGGAAGCGTGACGAGGTCGCCAAGAAGATCGTCCTGCTGTCCAACAACGAAGTGGTCGAGCTGGACGACTACGAGCGGAACATCGAACTGTTCCAGGCTCTTGAGATTGCGCCGGTTGGCTCCCCTCGCGAGGTCAAGTCGCACAAGGTCACGCAGTACACGCTGACGGGCGGCGAGGAACTGAAGAAGGTCGAGTGGGCAGGCAAGTTCATCCCGATTGTCCCGGTCTATGGGGACGAAGTGAACATCGAGGGGCGGCGTCACTTCCGCTCCCTGATCCGTGGTGCGAAGGACTCGCAGCGGATGTTCAACTACTGGCGCACGGCGGCGACCGAGCTTGTCGCGCTGGCCCCGAAGGCCCCCTTCATCGGCCCGACCGGAGCCTTTGAGACGGATGCGTCCAAGTGGGAAAGCGCCAACTCGCAGACCCACGCTTACATCGAGTACGACGGCCAAACACCTCCGCAGCGCCAGCCCTTCTCCGGCATCCCGGCGGGCGCGCTCCAAGAGGCCCTGAACGCCTCCGACGACATGAAGGCGATCCTTGGCATCTACGATGCTTCGCTGGGCGCACGGTCCAACGAGACCTCGGGTGTGGCGATCAATGCGAGGAAGCGTGAGGGTGACGTTTCCACCTTCCACTTCATCGACAACCTGTCGCGCGCCATCCGCCACACGGGCCGAATCATTCTGGACCTCATCCCCGAGGTCTATTCGGCCCCGCGCATCATCCGCACCCTTGGCCGTGAAGGCGAGGCCCGGCCCATCGCCATCAACGGCGCTCCCGCTCCCGAGCAAGAGGCCCCCAAGCCTGGCGCTTCGGAGGAAGACCAGGCTCAGGCCATCGCCCGCGTCTATGACCTGACGGCGGGCAAGTACGATCTGGCTGTCGAGGCTGGCCCGAGCTTCACCACGCAGCGTGAAGAGGCCAACCAGGCCCTTACCGAACTGATCCGGTCGTTCCCTGCTGCGGCCCCTGCCTTGGCTGGACTGGTTCTCAAGACGTTCGACTTCCCCGGCGCTCAAGAGGCGGCGGACCTGATCGCCAAACAGGCCGAGGGTTCAGGGCAGGCTGATCCTGCGGAGGCCATTAAGGCCCAAGCGCAGATGCAAGACCTACAGATCAAGGCTGAGGAAGTCCGCATCAAGGGCTTCGAGGCCGAGACCGACCGCATGAAGGTCGTTCACGAAATGCAGCAGCCGCCCCGGTTGCCGCAACAGTCGCCAAGCTTCTAGCAGCGACCCAACCCCGAGGGACTATGACTGAAGAAACGACCAACCCGGTCGTTGAGGACGATGCTGTCCTGAACGCGGGAGTCGATCAAGACGACCAGATCGACACTGACGCCGAAGCCCTGGAATCCGATGAGGATCAGCCCGAGGTCGAGGAGGAAGAGTACGACGAGGTCGAGCGCGGCGGGAAGACGTACAAGGTCCCCAAGGCGCTCAAGGCCGAGCTTCTGATGCAAGCGGACTACACCCGCAAGACGCAGGAACTCGCAGATCAACGCAAGGCAATCGAAGCCAGAGCGGCAACGCTGGCCGACGAGGATGAAGCCTTCCTCACGGCTCGCGCAACAACCAAGGCTATCGAGACCCGCATCGGCCAGATCGAAGCGATAACGCCTGACCAGTGGGCGCGCATCGACGCGGAGGACGCGCGCAACGGCACCTCACGGGGCCGGGCGCTGGATCGGGAACTCGCACAACTGAAAAGCCAACGCGAACAGGTTGGCGAAGCGATCAAGACCCACCGAGAGCAACGCGACCTCGCAGCGCAGCAAGACTTTGCCAAGCAGCGCGAGAACTTCGTGGAAGTCCTCAAGGAGAAGATCGGCCTCACCCCCGAGCTAGACGACAAGTTGACGAACTTCGCCGTGTCCAAGGGCATCGCGGCTGCGGAACTCCAGCAGCTCACCGATCCCCGCATGGGTGAACTTCTCTACCTCGCCTTCAAGGGTGAAGAGGCCGTCAAGAAGCAAATGGCGGCAGTCCGCGCAGCTAAGGCCGTCAAGGTCCAGCCTGCCGAACGTGTCGCTGGAAAGGGCGCTGCCCCTCCGGGTCTGAGGGACGACCTCCCCGCCGATGAGTGGCTCCGGCGTCGTAACGAACAACTCCAGAGGAAATAACCGGCTATGGCCAACACCATTCTTACCCCTACCGCAGTTACCCGCGAGGCGCTGCGAGTCCTTCACCAGAAGCTGAACTTCGTCGGCTCGATCAATCGTCAGTACGACGACAGCTTCGCCAAGTCCGGCGCGAAGATCGGCGACAGCCTCAAGGTTCGTCTGCCGAACGAGTACACCGTGCGCACCGGCGCGACCTTGTCGGCGCAGGACACCACGGAATCCAGCGTGACGCTGCAAGTCGCCACCCAAAAGGGTGTGGACCTGAACTTCACCTCGGTCGATCTGACCCTGTCGCTGGACGACTTCTCCAAGCGCATCCTTGAGCCTGCCATGTCGGTCCTTGCGGCCAACATCGAGGCCGACGCCATGTCCATGTACAAGGACGTGTACCAGTCGGTGTGGAACGGCGGCTCTGCCAACACGCTGGCCAAGGTGGCTTCGGGCCGCTCGATCCTGCAACGGGCGCTGGCCCCGAGCAACGACCGCACGGCCAACCTGAACGTGGCCGACATGGCGGACATCATCACCGCCGGTCAGACCCTGTTCAACCCGAACGCCGAAATCGCCAAGCAGTACAAGGAAGGCTATGTCGGTCGTCAGGGTGGCTTCGACTACGTCGAGAACACCATGTGGGCCGCTCACACGCGCGGTGCCGGGGCCAACTATCTGGTCAACGACACCGTGGTCTCGGGCGATACGGTCATCACCGTGGACACCGGCACCGGCGCTATCGTGGCGGGCGACGTGTTCACCATCGCCAACGTGTTCAGCGTTCACCCGGAGACCAAGGTTTCGACCGGCATTCTCCAGCAGTTCGTCGTCACGGCGGCTGCGACCTCGGGCGCGAACACCTGGTCGGTTTCCCCGGCTATGGTTTCGACCGGCGCGCGTCAGAACATCAACGCGCTCCCGGCTGACAACGCCGCGATCACCTTCCTCGGCACCGCCTCGACCGCCGTTGGCACGTCGCTGCTGTACCAGAAGGACGCCTTCGCCTTCGCCACCGCCGACCTTGTCATGCCCAAGGGCGTGGACTTCGCCGCTCGCGAAGTGATGGACGGCATCTCGATGCGGGTGATCCGCCAGTACGACATCAACAACGACAAGTTCCCGGCTCGTCTCGATGTCCTCTACGGCTACAAGACGCTTCGCGCGTCGCAAGCGGCTCGTCTGCACAACAACTAAGCGTGGAGGGGCGGTCTTAACGGGCCGCCCCTTTCCGTTCTCGGGAGGGCAGGCGTTTGGCTGAATGGACGTACACGACGTTGATGGCGAGTATCGCTGCGACGCTCAACAAGACCAACCTTACGGCGGTCATCCCTGACTTCATCTCCCTTGGGGAGTCGGTCCTGTTTCGTCGGCTCAAGACCCGCCGTCAGCAGAAGTCTGCCACCTACGACATCGACTCCGAAAGCATGGGCGTTCCTGCCGGTCTGCGGGAGGTTCTGTCCTTCTCGCTGACGGACCCGGTTGTCCGCCTCGACTACGTCACGCCGGATGCGTTCGACGCTCTGGACCTCGGCTCAGGCGAGCCGCGCTTCTACACCATCGTCGGCAGCGACATCCTGTTCTCGCCGTCGCCCGCTCAGTCCTACTCCGTGCGCCTTCGCTACACCGAAGGGCCGTGCAAGCTGACTTCCGCGACGCGGACGAACTGGATTCTCTGCCAGCATCCCGACGCCTACCTGTACGCCGCGCTCTGTGAAGCCGCGCCGTATCTCCGCGACGATGAGCGCCTCCCGATGTGGCAGGCCCGCCGCGACCAGATCATTGCCGAGATCAACGAAATCCAGCCCCGCCCTGGTACGCACCTGCGGATGGATGACCTCGCGCGCATGAGCCGCCGCCACTACGACATAACGAGGGGCTAATGGCCGTAACCATCACCTACGACGGCGCGACCCCCACGGTTGGCGCGGATGCGGACGTTTGGGGCACTGAGCTTAACGTCAGCGCGCTGGCGAAGATCAAGGTCGATCTGGACGCGCTGGCCACCGAGGCGAATGCGTCTGAGACCGAACTGACGGCGGCG